CCGCTGGTTAAGGTGATGAGACACAGGTGGTGCTGCTGCTCGCAAGGGTAGAACCGATCAACCAATCGGGTCTCAGGCAATAACGTATTTACTTACTGTAGTAATGCCCGTTATTTGTTGGTATACAGGAATCCAACCTCCCTCTTTATTATTCCTAATTGAATAATTATGAAGGTGTGTGGTTATTACCACTGCCTTTTTTTATAGTTTGTGCTTAAATAGTAATGTCGCCTTCGGGGACATAATTTACACTCGCTTATTTAAGGAGAACTATGAACTTACAAAAGTATCACACTGCTAATCTTCCAGAGTTAATGAAGATTATTTCTAAGAATGGAATCGGTATGGACGATTACCTAGATCGTTTTTTCAATTCTTATGAAACCACAACAAATTATCCACCCTACAATCTTATTCATGTAAATAATGTTGAATCGGTGCTTGAGATTGCTCTAGCAGGGTTCAGTAAAAAAGAATTAAAGGTTTACACTGAATATGGAAAACTCATTGTTGAAGGAGAAAAGGAGTCAAATAGGGAGACATCATCCGAGTATGTCCATCAGGGATTGGCTCAAAGATCTTTCGAGAGAGCCTGGACTTTATCAGACGATGTTGAAGTCAGAGAGGTTCAATTCAAAGATGGTCTCCTTACCGTTAAGTTGGGTAAAGTAGTACCAGAACATCATGCAAGAAAAAATTACCTATAAAACATCAGGTGTAGACATTGAAGCAGGTAACGCTTTCGTTGAAAGACTAAAAGAAAAAGTTCCTACCATCGGTGGATTCGGTGGTATGTATAAGGTTCCTCGTGGATATGAGGAACCTATTTTAGTATCTGGATCTGATGGTGTTGGCACAAAGATATGCATATGCAGTAGATTAGATAATTACAAAACTATTGGTATTGATCTAGTTGCAATGTGTGTGAATGATATAATCACTTGTGGTGCAAAACCTTTGTACTTTTTGGATTATATTTCACTCAATAGAATAAGTCCTAAGTTGGATGATATCATGGCAGGTATTATAAAGGGGTGTAAACTAGCAGGAGTTGAATTGATTGGTGGTGAAACTGCTGAACATCCAATGTCCTTTGATATCGACCTAGCAGGATTCTCTACAGGCATAGTGGAGGAGTATGATATAGTTGATGGTAAGTTAATAAAGGAGGGAGATATTATAATCGGAGTTGAGAGTAGTGGTATTCATAGTAATGGTTATAGTTTGATTAATCATTTAATCAGACAAAAGAAAATGAAGGCAACAAGAGATTTACTTACACCCACTTATATCTACACATCCTTAGTTGAACAATTGATGAATGAGGTTCCTGTGCTAGGTATGGCGAACATCACTGGTGGAGGTATTCCAGAAAACTTACCACGTTGTTTTCCAAAGGGTTTGAGACCACATGTTGATTACAATTCTTGGGAATTACCTAATGTATTCAAGAGAATTATGTTATCAGGAGAGATACCAGAGGAGGAAATGAAGAAGGTATTTAATCTAGGTATAGGTTACTGTGTGGTGATACCTAGAGAGGCAGAGCATGATGCTCATGATACAATAAAGTCTGTTGGATATAAGTCTTGGACTATAGGAGAAGTATGCGAGAATTTATAGTTAATGAATCAAGTTTCATATATGGGGGATATATAAAATCTGAAGTATGTGATGATGTAATATCATACTTTGAAGAATCTCCATTGAAACAGGGGGGTGAATGTGGGAGAGGTATTGATCCCAATCATAAATTATCTACCGATATATATGTTCAACCAACCAATTCAGATATAGTATTGCAAAATTATATTAAAGAATTAAAAAATATAAGTGATCTTTATATCAAAAGATTTCCTTTTTCCTTAGAGGGGATGCCTTCATGGGGTTTGAAAAATGAATTCAACATACAGAAGTATCAACCAGGAGAAGCATTCTATGGATGGCATACTGAGAGATGTTCTTATTTTGGTTTACATCGACATTTAGTTTTTATGACCTATTTAAACACTGTAACAGATGGTGGTCAAACTGAATGGTTTCATCAGAAGTTAAAAATACAACCAGAGAAAGGTCTTACTGTAATTTGGCCAGTTGATTGGACTTATACTCATAGGGGAATTGCTTCACCAACACAAACTAAATATATTGTTACTGGGTGGTTTGATTTTTTTGATCCAAAAGAAAAATTTGAATCCCTTGGAAAAATTTAGAAGTTGTGCTATAATGTTTATGTTGAGGTTAGTATTCATACTGAAAAACTCTTATTAGTTTTCACCCCATAATACTCTCAGCTGCGGTTATGCCCTTTGGTAGGTTCAGCATAAGCGGCTATAGGAATCTACCATCTTATTAATATTCAACATGTCTGTTAAGTTACTACTATTAAAATCTGGAGAGCAGATCCTTGCTGATACAAAAGAACTTCGTCGTAAAGATGATGTTCCTATGGTTGATAAAGTTTATGGTTATCTTCTTGCACAACCACATAAAGTATCAGCAAATAAACCACTTGTCTTAACTGAAAATGTTGATGAACAAAGGAACGTTGAGATCACACTTGCACCTTGGATACTTTTAACTGAAGATAAAGTGATGACGATTCCAAAGGAATGGGTTATAACTATAGTAAACCCAATTGAATCTATAGTAAAAATGTACGAGGAGAAGACTAATGGACAAAGTAATTAAGTGTTTGCTTTTGGATGTAGATAATGTTATTATTAGTCAAGTAGAAGAAGTCGGAGCAGACATAGGTGAACCTGATTGTAAACTCATTAAACCATACTTATTTGAAAGTATTGATAATATGAAACCTTGGCCAAAGGCAACAGATCAAACAGAACTTATGATTAGATCTGATAGTATTCTTACAATTGCAGATCCTACAAAAGCAGTTATCGACAGATATCTTGAGTTGACTAAGTAATGAGATTTTATACCAACGTTCAGATGGTTGGAGACAACTTCTTGGTTCGTGGTTATGAAGATGGTAAACACTTTATGACTCGTGAGAAGTTTTATCCAACCCTTTTTGTTCCATCCAAAAGAAAAACAAAATATAAAACATTAGAAGGTGATTATGTAGAATCCGTAGATCCTGGTACTGTAAGAGAGTGTCGTGAATTTATAAGAAAGTATAGTGAGGTTGAAAACTTTAAGATCTATGGTAATGATAGATATATCTACCAATATATTTCTGAGAAGTATCCAGAAGAAGAGATAAAGTTTGACGTAAGTAAGATAAAGATTACTACATTAGACATAGAGGTGAAGTCTGAGAATGGTTTCCCTGATGTAGAATCTGCTGCGGAAGAAATACTACTTATATCAATACAAGATTATAATACAAAACAGATTCGCACTTGGGGACAAGGTGGATTTGATAATAAACAAGAGAATGTTATATACAAAGGTTTCAATAGTGAATATGAATTATTGAATGACTTTATAAATTGGTGGATGATAGAGGAGAATACACCAGAAGTTGTTACTGGTTGGAACATAGAGTTGTATGATATCCCATATCTAACTCGTAGACTTGATCGTGTTCTTGGTGAGAAGTTAAAGAAAAGATTTTCTCCTTGGGGATTGGTAACTGAAGATGAAATCTGGATTGCAGGTCGTAAGCATATTACATATGATGTTGGTGGTGTAACTCAACTTGATTATCTTAATTTGTATAAGAAGTTTACTTACAAAGCACAAGAATCATATCGCTTGGATCATATTGCAAATGTTGAACTTGGACAAAAGAAATTAGATCACTCTGAGTTTAATACGTTTAAGGATTTTTATACTCAGGGATGGCAGAAGTTTGTAGAATACAACATCATTGACGTAGAACTTGTTGACCGTCTGGAAGACAAGATGAAGTTGATTGAATTAGCAATCGTTATGGCTTATGATGCTAAAGCAAACTATGCTGATGTATTCTCACAGGTTCGTATGTGGGATACAATCATCTACAATTACCTCAAGAAGAGGAATATTGTGATTCCTCCAAAGGAGAGATCTGATAAAACTGAAAAATACGCAGGTGCTTATGTTAAAGAACCGATACCTGGAAAGTATGATTGGGTGGTGTCTTTTGACCTCAACAGTCTGTATCCTCACCTTATTATGCAATATAATATTTCCCCCGAAACCCTTGTCGATGCTAGACATCCAACGGTTACAGTCGATAGGATTCTATCTGAAGATGAGGTAATAGAAGGGGAGTACGCAGTTTGTGCTAATGGTGCACAGTATCGCAAAGATGTTCGTGGTTTTTTACCAGAACTGATGGAGAAGATCTATGAAGATCGAACCGTATACAAAAAGAAAATGTTGGAGGCAAAGCAGCAGTATGAAAAAACAAAAACAAAAAAGTTGGAGAAGGAGATCGCCAGGTGCAACAATATCCAAATGGCACGGAAGATCCAACTTAACTCTGCTTATGGTGCTATTGGTAATCAATATTTTCGTTATTATAAACTTGCAAACGCAGAAGCCATCACACTATCTGGACAAGTCTCAATCCGTTGGATTGAAGATAGAATGAATAGA